CCACAATTTGTTCTTGGACTAATTTTATTTACTTTTACTTCACTCATAATTTACCTATTGAAACTTGTACCTTATTATTACTATACCTGAACCACCATTTGCACCACCTCCACCATAAGTTGGACCTAATGGACTGTGTCCTGCTGATTGTGCAGCACCACCGCCACCACCACCACCTCTATTGGTTGTACCATTTTTACCAGGAGAATTTGTAGGATTTTGTGTTCCTCCACCTCCAGCTCCGCCAGGATTACCTGTACCACCAGATGAAGCTGCACCTCCCCCTGTACTACCTCCACCGCCACCACCCGCATAAGCTACAGGGCTTGCAGAAATACATGATGTTACGCCAGCACCACCATTACCTCCAACTAGTGGAGTACCTGGAGTAGGATTACAGGAACTATTACTTCCAACAGCTCCAGCTCCGCCACCACCTCCACCACCACCATCTATACCTGATGCAGAACCAAATCCAACACCGCCATTATTACCTTGAGGTGGATTTACAGGTGGAGTATTTCCTGAACCTATAGTTCCACCAGCATTACTTCTAGCACTTCCACCTCCTGAACCACCATTTTTTCCAGGGTTTAAACTATTTGATGAAGCTCCAACACCACCACCTGTTGATGTAATTGTTGAAAAAACTGAATTTGAACCATTCGTGCCTTGGTTAGCACCACACGTTGGAGCTGATCCCCCACCTCCAACTGTTATTGGATAACCTTGAGCCGTTACTGGTAAAGCTACTGCAGGTGAAGCACCCAAAGGTGAAGAGGTATAGCACGTTGTTGATCCAGGTGATTCTCTATATCCACCTGCACCTCCACCGCCTCCACCACCATTTTGATCATCAGCGTGGCTTCCAGCACCACCACCAGCTAAAACTAAATAATCTACTGTGTTAGATCCTCCTGAATTACCACCATTAGTAACTGTAAAAGTTCCTGGTCCTGTGAATGTATGAATTTTAAAATTTCCCGAACAAGTAATTGTCCCACCTGTTGCTTCTATAAATATTGGAGTAGGGTTTTTATCTGATTCTTGACCAGAACCTACAACTTTCCAACCTTTAGTGCTATCAGCATATACAAGTGTTAAGGCTATTCCTTCATTACTTACAACTAAATCTGAAGCAACGCCTTCTATGTTAGATCCGTTTCTTGCTATTGTGCAATTATTTGTATCGAAAGTTTCTGCGTAATCTGAAACTGCAACAATAGCACCTGCACTTGGTGAGGCAGGTAAAGTTACTGTTATTGTTCCAGATGTTGTATTTACAAAATAACCTTCTCCACTTGCAGCTGTGAAATCTGATGTCTTAATTGATGTCTGCCAATCAACTGCACCCGCACGACCCATACCAGTTGTAGATGCACCAGAAGCTATTGTTACTGTTTTACCAGATTCACCTAATGTTAGTGTAGATCCTGATTCTGTTGTTATTGTATTTACTTTAATTGTACTTGTCATAATTATTGAAATTTATACCTTATTATTACTATACCAGAGCCACCATTACCACCACTACCATTATTGGCTACACAAGGATTACTTCCACCAGCTCCACCACCACCGCCGCCAGTATTATCTGTTCCATTAGTTCCAGCATCAGCGGTAGGTTTTCCACCAGCTCCTCCACCACCAGAACCTCCTGCTCCTTGAGTGGCTGCTCCAGCACCTGGTTCACCACCATAACCTACTCCACCACCTCCACCACCAGAATAAGTCACAGGTGATCCTGTAATATTTGTAGTTACTCCAGCTCCACCAGGGCCTCCAGCTGAAGCTCTTGGACTCGGTTGTCCAGTTCCAGTGCCACCTACTGCTCCTGCACCGCCACCTCCTCCAGCTCCTGTGTCAGCAGTTGAAGTACCAGGTCCTCCATTTTGTCCTTGAGCAGGAGTTGTTGGAGGAGTATTTCCATTACCACCTGCTTCACTTGGTGGACCTGCTCCACCACCGCCACCATTTCCTCCAGGATCTCCTGCAGTTGAATAAGTAGAAGGTGAACCATATCCACCTCCGCCACCACCTGCTGCTGTTATTGTTGAAAATACTGAATTGGTTCCATTAGGACCACTACTATCTGTCGATGGAATAGGAACTGCTGTACCACCAGCTCCAACTGTGATTGGATAAGATGTTGCTGTAACTGTAACTCTGTTTGGTGCGCTTGGATAACCATCTAAAGGACTAGCAGTATAAGGCGTAGAAGGAGATTTGACTTCTCTAAAACCACCAGCTCCACCACCTCCATTTCCATATCTTTCATTAACAGTAGGGTTTCTTGAATTTTTACTCATTCCAGAACCACCGCCTGCTATTACTACATAAGAAATTAAGTTATTAGCTGCACAACAAGCAACTTTAGTAACTTGAAAAGTACCAGGACCAGTAAAAGTATGAATTTTATCATTACCATCAGTTGTTATTGTTCCACCTGTAGCTGTTATAAAAGCATTACCTCTTTCATTAGAAGTTGAATCTTGAACATTAAGCCAACCTTGTGTGTCATCTACATAAACAAAAGTAACTGATTGACCTTCGGTGCTTAAAATTACATCAGCATTTTGACCACCAATTTTTTGAGAACCATTTGGTGATACAGTTAAATTATTTGAATCCCAAGTACCTGCATAATCTGCAAGTGAAACTATTGCTCCTGCTGATCCAGCAGGTAAGTTACAGGTAAAAGCAGATGAAGTTGTATTACAGAAAAATCCATCTCCAGACACAGCAGTAAAAGTTGCTGTCTTTGGAGTCGTGTCCCAATTAACTGTACCTGTTCTACCAAAACCTGATTGAGATGCACCTGATGCAAGAGTAATGGTATCGCCAGAAGCACCTAGTGTTAGGGTAGTTCCGCATTGTGGTTCTATTGTATTTACTTCTAGCTTACTCATATTACAATTAAGTTACCTGTTACTGTTATTGTTCCCGATACTGTTACTGGTCCTGCAAGCACTCCAGAGTCCATTGTTTGAACTTCATCTAATGTAGATGCGTGAGTTACAACATAACCTGTTGCTTCCATAACAGGCGACATTGCTTTTTTAGCAGGTATTGTACAAAATACTTCTTTATCACCTGATCCAAAATTAATTTTAGATGTATTTCCTGATGAATTACTTATCACTGTGTCTCTTGATAAAGTATCTGGAGAGGCATCGGTAACAGTACCGATTCCAACTTCAAACTTATCTGTGCCTGTTTCTGAAATACAATAATAAGTAGTATTAGTTGTACCCACTCCAGCTACAAATGTAATGAAGTCTTGTGAAGCACCAGCTAGGTTAATTGTTCCCGTACCTGAAGTGGTGCTTGATTCTTTAACTCTATCATTTATGACAAGAGCCATGCACCCTCCTTAACTTATTCTTAATATTGCTGCAGATGTTGTAAATGCAGGAAACTGAATTGTAAATGTTCCTGCAGTTGCAGTTTTATCTCCACCAAAATCTAATACACAAACAGCTGAGTTTGAGTTTGAAGTGTTATAAATTAATGCACCTCTAGCAGTAAGTGTTACTCCAGTAAATGATCTATTTCCAAAATCTACAATAGCAACATCCGATGCTACTGATGTATTTTGAGAACCTTTTGCTAATTTACCACCACCTGATGTATATTGACCAGATGCATTTACTTGGTTGTCAGTTGTAAATGAAGTTGTAGATTTACCTAACGTCGCTGAGTTAGTATAAAGTGCTAATTTAAATTGATCTCCACTAGTTTGTGTAAAGTCGTGTTTTCCTTCAAGTAATTCTTTTTTAAATGAATTACATATTGCGTTAGTTGTTATTGCCATGTTTTAACTCCTTTTTATGGTGATGGTGACGGTACTTTCACTCTAGGAACGCCATCATCGAATTCTGCTCTTCTTCTTCTACCCATTTGTTGGATACCAAAAGCTTTTAATTCCTCAGTATACTTGTTTTTGTATAAATTGTACATATCCAAGGGCCCTTTTAAAAAAGAAAAAGCCTCAGCTAAAACTCCATGTAACAACATTGATTCTTGATAATCTGATAAATAAGTAGTTGTGGTGCTATTAAAATGTGGAGGAGTTACGATATAATTTAATTGTGTAGCATAAGCAATATCTGGTGTTGGAGCAACTACAATAGTAGTAGCGTCCCAATTTGCATAATATTTAGGTTGTCCTGTTGCACTGCTTGAATTAAATTCTGTAATAAAGCTAGTATCTCTTTTTTCCATAAAAGTACGATCAGAAGTATTGGATGTTGTAGAGAATACTTGAAGAGATCTAATTATTAAAAAATCAGCAGGAGTTACAAGATATCTTTTGTTAGC